TAGCGTGGGTCAGGTTGCCTTTGAGATGATGCAAGCAATGACGGAAAGGGAACTCTTCCTGAATGTACTCCTGCCCCTCTTATCTGTGTAGGTGCTTCATCTGGTTTATTAAACATTTCATTAAGCAGTCCTGCGGCCTTTATTGCCGTTTCAGGAGACACTTCCTTACTCTTGGATGAATCCTGTGTAACCATATCTGGAGCATCCACATCATATACTGATCCTTTAAATGACTGGACGAGTGCATCTGCTTCTGTATCTGCCTGTTGTTGATTTAGGTTCTGTTCCGCAATTAAATCCAGTTCGTTCCATCCAGCAGTGTCTTCTTTTGGAGTTGCATCCTCATAAAGTTCCCAGATTGTTTTGTCTCCGGTGCTTCCTCCCCACTCCTTCCATTCAGCCATTTGTTTTCCTTCAGCTTCTCCTTCGTGAAGTTTTAGTTTTTCCATATCTCTTGCATCTGATCTTTTTACTGCATCCAGAAATATCTTTTCCTGTTCTCTCGACCATTCTCCAGAATCTTTCCCAAACATATCTTCATACTTTCCAATAAGCCAAGGCCATAAGGCAAATTTCTTAGTGCCTGTCTCATCAAAAAACATTCCAGACTTATCAGGAGTTCTGGATTTTGCTCCAAATGGTGTTTTTGGTTGTCTAAATGTTGTCATTTTATCCTCCTATCCTAACATTCCTGAACCAGACGCATACCCCAGACCTCCTCCTAATGCGGCTCCCCAAGGGCCACCAACAGAGTATCCAAGTGCCGCACCACTAAGGGCCGATCCCCAAGGATTAGTATTGCGGTACATTGGAGTGTGTTGAGCAGTCATAGTTCCAGATGGAGCACCACCTACTACGTTTGCTCCAAACATTGCCTGATTCTTGTCCCAATCGCGACCTTCAAGGAACTGTTGATAGTCAAAATCCTTCTGGTTCTGATCACGTCCTTCTATATCTGCACCGACTCTTGAAAGCATCTGTGCATCTTCATAACCTGCCTGTCTTCCAGCATCGGTTGCTCTCAACCTTGCGTCTGCACCTGCAAGCTGAAGCCGACCCTCCTCAGTCTGAGCCAACTGATTGTATCTTTGACGTTGCTGTTCTCTTGCCATATCACCTTCTTTCATCTTCGCGGCTTGTGCATAACTTCCCTCCAGTGCTCCGGCTACCTGTTGTCCAAGATTACGCTGGACTTCACCTGCCATTACACCTTTTTCGATTGCTGATCTTGACCCCATACCTGCACCTGCCATCTGAGCATCTGCTCCCAGTTGGTTACGTTGCATCTGCATAGTTCTCATTGCGTTGTCTCTCATTCCACCAATTACATTCTGTGTGTGCGGAGACATATACTGATCCACTCCCTGTCCTGTTAAAAAGGACTGTCCAGTGATAGGATCAATGTTTGCGCCTTGTAGATTCTGTGCAGTCTGTCCAGCAGATGTGTATGCTTGCTTACCTTGTCCCTGCATATCGCGAACTGCCTGCTGTGCTGTGGTAGTATCTGCGGATGGGCCAGCAAACCTTCCTCCTTCTGGTTCATACTTTTGATATTCCTGATCCATCACCCCAGAGGCTTTGTCAAGAACCTTATCACGAAAATCTATTACAGGTTGATCAAGTGAAGATTGAGATGTCTGTGTGTCTGTTCGTGTCTGTTGTCCTGAGACTCCTGATGGAGAAATACCTGCTTGAGCATTTATCTCTGCCATTTCTTTTCCTGCTCCACCTGTTCCACCATCGCTTGTTTTTCTAATTCCATCTTTACCCCATTCCCCAAATCTTTCTTCCATCCAGCCTTTAGGATTAAATTCTCCTGAACCACCAATATTATATTTATATTTCCTATCTCCTCCTTCAGTCATTTTTTGTTCTTGATTTGGCATTGCATAACTTCTTAGTCCAGATTTAGTGGGTCGTCCAGAAGCACCTTGTCCCATTAGCCAGTTTGCTTCCTGTTGATTAATAAAAGCTGGAAACTCTCCTCTTGGAGCATTCCTTCTTAATACATTACCTGCTTGTCTTTGGTTCATATCTATCCTATGCGTATGGATTTGTGGAAGTTACTGGAAGTCCATTGGAATCTTCTGTTACTAAAGTAACTCCTAAAGTTCCTCCAGTTACCTTAATTTTGTACCAGTTGTTATTACTTGTGTCTTTTAAAATAATCGAACCTGTATCAAGGACAGAATCTCTGTTTGTCTTCATTGTGATACTCTCCTCATCAATCACCAATGAGGCAAGGTCATTCATATATGTCCTGTCATACTCATTTGGTGGATTCGGTAAGGGTTTCTGTGTCTTCACCTTTCTCCTGCTGTTGAAGCGTCAAAACGTATTTCCCCGAACCTCCACTCCTGATCAAATGGAGACTCCACCCTCAATAGTGCCTGACGACCTGTAAACCTTGTATCTGTATATCCGTCATTCTGGAGGTCATATGCACCCTTAATAACTGGAGCATTATCATCTGGTGTCCTTGCAACTGTAACCTTCATACGGAGTCCCTTTTCTCCTGCATCTGTGTCTGTAACAATTTGAGAGACACTCATCATCTTATTACCCTCCCCTATTTCTATTGCTCCTGTTTCCGCGTAGCAGAGGTGCGCTTCATCACTTACATTAGGATGTAAAGTAGAATTAACTCCTTTTGCAATAACTCTTGATTTTACTCCAGATAATGCAGTTACATCTGCTGGAGCATTTACAGTTCCTTCTCTAAGGATAGGGGTGGATTGTGTATCTGGATCAAGTTCATGCCTGTAAAGGTATCCATCTGTTCCTCCTGCTACTGGATACCCCAGAGAGTCTGAGGATTCCCATGCAGACCTATGCAACTCACCTGTGACCCAGTGCTTTTCCCTGTATGAGTATGTGACGTATCGAGTTGGTGTTGAGTCTCCTTCTTTCGGATAGTACCAAGTTATTTCACCAAATTCTGCATTGTGACCACCTGCAATAAGACCCTCAAGGTCAGTATTAATGTCACTAAATACAAAATCAGCAACATCACATGGTAATTCTTGTACATACCCTCCTGTGAAACTCCAGAATCTCCCCTGAGACATCCAAGCCACAAAGTCGGCAGAACCAGCAACAGACTTCATTCCAAGACACCCACCACCCTCTGAGAGTCTTTCTATGCCATAGATGTATGGTGGCCCTAAATAGTTGGTTTTCCAGACTGAATCAGTGAAGAAAACCAGAATACCGTATCTTGTTTTAAATCCTCCAACTATCCTGCCTCTTGTCTGTATTTCCAAGTCTCCAGCAGTGTTTGTTACAGCAGGAGTGAAATCAGTAAGACTTTCCTGATGTCCCCATGCAATCTTTCTCTTATTACCTCCTGCACCAAATACCATTATGTGTCTCTCAGGAGTTACAAGCACTCCTATATTATCTGCTGGCACTCCTGAAGAACCCCCTAAAGATGATAGGAGGACTGCACTGGTTGCAGTCTGGTTTGCATTATTAAATGAGAGTCCAGATGAGTCCACATACCAAATGCTCCCCTCCCCAGAATTAACCGCGACAAGATCATCACCAAAGTTGTCCATTTGCCATACTGGGACAAAATTGTCTCTCCACGCATCCGCATCAGTTATATCTGGATCAACTGATGGATGTCTTGGTGTTCCATATGTATCACCTCCAGATGCAGTGCCTCCTGAACCATCTGTAGGAGAACGATCCCCTCCATATTCCAGAGCACCGTATCCCAGTCCAGATATAAGAAAATCTTCTTGGTCTTTAAAATCAACTTTGCCTGCTGGTGCAGTCCCAGTTATATCATATATTGGTGCATTTGTTCCTGAACTTTGAGAACCATCCCAGAGTCTCAAGGACTGAGTTGAGCCTATCGCGAGATACCTTGCTCCTGTACCTAACCTCCATGAATGAAGACCACGAATGGGATCAACTCCAGAGAAGAAATCCGCAGTGATAACAGCAGTTGTCCCAGAGGTTGACCCTGAAATTGTTATGGTAGGAGCAGATGTATAACCTGAACCTGAGTTTGTGATTGTTACTGTTGCGATTGCTCCACCCGAAACCGTATAAGTTCCTGCAAAGGATGCCCCACCCCCACCTGTGAAGCCTAGAGTCCCTGAACCTGAATAGCCACTACCAGCAGTCTTAATTGTCAAAGATTTTATTGCACCTTTTTTATTTATCTGAGTATCCGCAAGCCTTTGCCATCCACCAATCGGTCTGAGCCGACCTTCTGAAAAACGCACTAAGTTACCGTCATACCAACGGTTCTTTGCCTGATATTGTGTCGCATTTCTGAAAAATCCAGCAGGGATTTTAATTGGTAGTAGTGCCATTCTGTTTAAGTTGGGTTAGGTACAAGTTTGGGATTACATCTTTCCACTAATACCTTTTTTAAATCTATACTTGTAATTGGTTTCGGCCCCTCAACTTCTTCAGGGGTAAGTTCTTCACGAATCACGTCTGCGTAGCAGTCGCAGGCTCTCCAGACTATTTCTTGTTGAAGGAAGGGACTGTTCTTTTGAAAAGATACAGAACACATCATCCACACTGCCCTTATCTGGTGAGTCGGATAATTGCCATTGAACCTTGAGGTGATCTCCGCAGTTTTCTGTTGACACCCAGTCAGGCTCAAAATCAACGTCCAAGCCGCAATCCAGTTTAAGAATAATTTCCATTTCAATATGTCCATATAGTAGGTCTTGGCCCCTCATCTGGCGTGAGTGTGTCCAAATGAACAAATCTCTTAGAATGAGTACCTTTCTGGCTCATCCCTATTCCACTCACTCCGTGTTTTCTGGCAATATCGTACAACCTCATGGCATCAGCACCCGATATTAAAATATCACATGCCTTTGCAAAAGTATGGGGGCCGTTCTTACCAGTTGATGACACCTGCTGGTTCCTTTTTTCACATCTATACCCCGAACTCACTTTTAAAGGTCTTTGTATCTCGTCCCTGATAGATTGAAGCACCCTCATAAACTCTTCATCCATGTCTGACTTCTGGCAACATGAGCATGCCATTTCTGCTGTACTAAAATTGGGTGTAATAAGCATAGCTATCCCTATGATTGCGATTTTCCCAAAATGTCTGCGAGTAATAATAGAACCTTTTTGGTGCTATTAACCATTAATACTTTTTTCATATGCTTCCAGAATCTGGTCATCTACCTTATTCTTTGTGGATTCCACAAGCCTTCTCAAAAGTATCAATATCACCTGTTGGAGTAATTTTTCACTCAACATGGACATACACATTGTTTTAACTGTCCCCCCAATTAAAGGGGCTAATAAAGGGATCATTTGTCTCCTGTTAAAGATGTAAGTTTTTCACTGTTTTGGTTTACTTGAAACTTAATAACCTTTACATCTCCTGATAATTCGGAGACTGTAACAAGTAACCATGAGATGCTGGCAACAACCAAACTGCCAACTACTAATAAAATATTGTTAATTGACATAGGTTGTCCCATTTAGTGTGCCGTTACCTTTCCTAATTGAATACGAATACCTGTAACTATTTCTTTTAGTTCTTTCATCTGGTATGAAAATGTGTCTTCTGCCTCATGCAAATGTTCAAGGTGAATTGTGTGTTGAGAGACAGTTTCTTCCAAATCCAAGACTGTGCTGAACAACCATCCTACAATTCCTAACAATCCGGCTACTACTAGAGGTGTGAAAGTTTTAACCATAGCATGATCCGTTGCCGCAGTAAGGGCATTACCGTTACCATTAGCCATTAGTCAGTCTCCTTTCTCCTCATGTTCTGCATCTCTCTTATCTTTGAACCAATAATCAGTGCTTTTAGCAAGCACTGCCACATAAGCTCCAACAAGAATATTAACAAGATCTCTTGAAGTTTCCTGAACCTCTGCGAAAAACAATAACCATAGTAGGACAAGGAACGTGATAGAGTTTGCAACCGAGATTGTAAACCTTGCCCAAAAATTGAGAAGTTTCCTATTTTCAACTGCATTGCCACCACCACCAAATAATGACCTGTGTACCTTCATTCATTATATGCTCTGATACCTTTACTACTGTTTTCTTTCAATACAGGGAGATTTGAGCATCCGTTTTTCGGCACATTCCCAGTATGGACGGATATAATCCCTATTTGCTCTCAATGTTCCCCGATATGGTCCCTCATTTACCCAGTAACCTGAAGTGTCTGGAGGGATGGGAGAACAGGAGCTAAAGATAAATGTCCCAATAATTATAAGATATGGAGCTTTTGTCATTTATTACTCCTTATCCTTCTAAAGTTTTTACTTTTGCTTCAAGAGTTTCAATCCTAACCATAGTTTCTTGCAATGCCTTAACTGCTTTCAAATATAAAATTGAATATGAGATACTTTTAACATTTTCTTTAGCAGTAACTTTCCCATTTTCATCAACTTCAACAAAATCTGCACATATTTCAATATCATATTTAGTTGGTTCAGATTCTTTAACTAAGTTAGGACATATCTTTTCAACTTCTTGTGCAATAACACCTAATTGCATTTCTGCTTTATCACCATAATCCTCAACATCACGTTTCAACTTAAAGTTGCGGATTTTTAAATTCTTTATATCATCCCATTGCTCTTTAGCATCAACAATATCTTGCTTTAATCTTTCATCTGATGTTGAACCATAAGAGTTGGTTGCACTTTGAAAGTCACCATTTGCTTTAATATTTGCTCTTTCACTATCAGAACCACCAGAATCAGAATTTATTGCAAAAACGTGCCAACCAGTTCCACCTACACCAGTTCTTCTTACACGCAGTGCCTCTCCACCAGTTTCAAGTACAGGTTGATTTGAAAGAGTAGTAAAAACAGTAGCAGTAGCACCTGTTTCATCAATTGATGTTGATTTAAATTGATCTACTACTCCAGATTTTGAAAACGGTTGATTACCAATTAATCCACTCATAATTAACTCCAATCTTGATCCAAATAACTTAACCAAACATCAAAACCACTAGGATTAGCCCCAACCTTGAGTACATCTCCGGGATGTAAAACCACTTTCTCATTGAATACAAAAGTTGAATCTGCAGGTAAATTGGTTCCACCATTCATAAGATAAGTAAAAGCACCTCCACTTGGTATTGTGGTAATATTACAATACTTTCCTGTTTCACTAGTTCGATTTATTATTAATATATTAAGTATTGTGACTATATGATCAGTTGGAACAGTTAAAAGTGTAACTGTTGTATTATTCTGTGCAGTAAAAACTGCTCGTTTTAAAACCTCTGTTCCTGATCCACTTGGAATTGCCATTTAACCTCCTAATACTAAACTTTGATGTGTACTTGATTGCATACATGCTCCTTTTTGTTTTATCTTTTTATTGGTTGCTGTTTCCATATCGGAACTGATCGTAATACTAGAACCATCAGCAGATACAGAGTCTAAGGCTATTGAGCCTACATTGGTTATGTTATTATCTCCGAAGCTTACGTTCCCTGAGAATGTTCCTCCTGTGCCAGCACTAACTGTATCACTTGTTAATGTAGCAATCTGGCTATCAAATTGGTCAATGGCATGATTAACCATCGGCCCCCACTTTTCTGCTGTGGAACTTGCACCTACAATCGGTTTTAAAACATTGTAATTCGATGAAGTCTTGAAACCTGAATTGGAGAACTCTGAGCCATGTGTTCCCCCACCTGAAGAGTAGTAGTAAAGGGTGTCAGTGGTTGATCCTGATGTAACGATGGTCGTCTTTGCACCACTGCTACCAGCAGTCCCAGTCTTTGTGACCCCTGTGGTGTATTCACTCGATCCCGAATTGTTTGATGTTGCAGAGAATTGGAGGATATGCCCAGAGTTGCTGTTATCGGCTTGGTCAAAAACGTAAGTGTCACCATCCCTAAAGGTAAGTTTTGGTGCTACTGCATCATCAATCGTAAACTTTCCTGATGCTACTTTTACAATGTAAGTTATTGTACTCATATTAGAAACTCGGATGCTTGGCTAAAATTATGTAATTGACTACTAGGAAAGGTTGCATATTGTTATGTGATCCATCACCAGTTCCCTGTTCATTGACTGTGACTCCAGTTGTACCATTATTAATGGCTAATCCAGTTGCAGTTGTTCCTGTGGTAAAAGAATGCTGGTGTCCATTGTTACTTCCACCATCTTCTTTAAGTAATTCTGCCCCTGTTTTAGTAGATGTAGTAGCATGAGTATCTTCCCTCCAATTCCCCAGTGATTGAATCATGGTATCACTACGTTGTGTACTCTGGTTAGGCTGGTAATCAGTCATTCTGAAAAAAGTATGACTATGGTCGTGCAAGGCAATATCTGCTTTTGCCTTGTTAGTTGTTCCAGTGTGACTGTGAGCAGTCTCAGTTGTACCATGATTGTGTCCTGAATCACCTACTGGATGAGTGTGTTTTGGGATTTCTGCATCAAGTAAGGTGTGTGTTTCTGTTCCAGAACCTAATGCGATTGCTCTTGTTGACCTGCCAGTAATTGTTGCGGTGTTATACCCTACTGGCACTCTTGCCCTCATGTCTGGAATATTAAAGGTATTTGATCCATCTCCAACTCCATATGTTGTCCCAATCACTGCATAAAGGGCCGAATAAGTTGTCCTTGAGATTGCTGTGCCGTCACACACAAGCCAAGTTCCTCCATTAGTTGTTGCTGTTGGAGCAGTGCTTTTTGTATACATCTGGACAGACCCCAGAGGGATTGCAAGTGCAAGCAATTCTGTTAATTTATCCAAAGCCACATTCAGGGTTCCTCCCCAAGAATTTCTATACCCCCCTACTGTTGGTTTCTCTACTGCAAAATCAGTCGTGTTTGCCATATTAATCTACTATTTGTGTTGTCCATGTTGCTTCATCTACTAATTGGGAATCCCATGCTATGTGACCTGAAATAGAAACAATGGATTGATTTGTTGATGTCTCAAAACCTGCCCAGATCATGTTAGGGTGTGTTTTTAAATTTGTGACACTTTGCATCAAAGTGTTACCTCCTAAAAATATTCCCCCAAAATTCTTTAAAACTGATAATGAGTCAATATGTGTATGCGTTGCCATCCATTCTGCAACTCCAAAGGTTTTTACAGTAGCACTGGCATCCATATCTGATTGCCCCAGCATTACACCTTTTCCGTAAGTCCCCTGACTGAATATTGCAGACCCAAATCCTTCCATCAGTCGAGTTCTATTTTCACAGTTGAGGCATTGAATTTAAAAATATCACCATCATTGACTATTTTTGTGGTGCTGGTCGAAAAGTCAGATTGTTGAAGGTTCTGGTATGCAACCAGATTCCCTGATGTCAGGGCATCATAGATACCTACCCATCCGATTGTACCCCAGTCAGTCGTTGCAGTGGGAAACGTGATAGCCGATGTATTTACTGCCAATGCAGTTCCTCCTCCAGTTATCGTGAATGCAATCACCTGTCTTGCATACGAACCACCAGAAACCTCTGTTCCTCCTGCCGAATCTGAAGGTGTAGCTGTTAATAAACCAACATACCAATTAGTTGGTTTTGTATATGAAGTTGATCCGAAAACGTGGTTCCAGATTTTGTCTTCAAGGTAGTTTGTTAGTCCTGCCATATTTTATCCTATTGGAGAGAAAGCGATTGAGGGAGTCGTACCTGAGAAGGACGCTTTATCATCGCTCGTTGTTATTTGTTGAATGATCTGCTGGTATCTCCCAGACCAGATATTAATACGTTCATCATGGCCTAAATACACTGGACTCTGCAAAAGAGTTCCATAGATGTATGCGTCTGGATGTGTTTCCAGTAGCCAGTTTGTTGTAAATTCAGTTGCTTCAGTCCCAAGTTGCGGTATCTTCTGGTAATACACTATTTCAAGTGTATATTCCGTATCTGGAACTGGGGCAAATTCCAGATTATTCTGCACAACTGAGTAATACAGTGGTTTCCCAGTTGAATCTGCTGACCTGTGAAGATCAAGGTTATGGAGATTCCGATACTCAAGCGGAGTTATCGGATCAGTAACCAGTTCAATATTCCGCATTCCAAGAAAATCATCAGGCAGTTTTACAAATTGAGTTGAAAGAGGTGCGCGAGTCCTGACACTCATTTCACGCACCCTAAGGAGTCGGTTGAACTCTGCTTCTGCCATCCTTATCCAGTCCTTTATAATGTCGGTCAAGTCTGAACGGTTCAGGAAGTCTGCAACAACCACCTGTAAATCACTGTAATTAGCTAATGCCATAGTTCTCCATGATGCAGGGACTTAACTTCCTTCGATAATTCGTGATCAATAACACAGGGTATCTCTTTCTCTCTACACTGCTTCCAAAATGGGACATAATCCTCTGCAAATGCAGGTGTGTTCCCAACCTGCTCATATTTAAAGAATGGGAGGTCAATACAGTCAAATAACGGCATATTAAATAAGACCATACCTAAAGCCACTCCATCCACTTCCTCTGTCTCAGGTGATTTCCCATCTGGTATTATTGTTCCTGCTCCCCTGTATGCAGAAAATTCTTTTTTTGCATAATCTTTCAAGTAATTAACTCCTATTGCTCCCCTACCCCTCATCAGTAGACGGTGAATTGAATCTGGAGGGAACGTCAGTTCAGGTGAAAGCATAAGCACATGAGTAGCGTCCCAACCGATTGCATCACCAATTAACCTGTGCCTGACTTCTGGGAGTATTGATCCATGAGTTGTAAATACTCTTATTTCGTGTTCTCCATCAAAGTCCGACTGCTGGAAATGTGCAGTCATATTTGATAAACATTCTGTAAACTTGCTTGGGTATGAAGTTGTCGTTGATGCAACACATACCGCTACTTTTAAAGTGTGCTTGGGTGTGTCCTGAATGCTTGATTCGCATGGTCGTTTGCCCACTTCTTCCAGTCTTTTTTTGACCATTTTTCTCTCAATGATTGGTCTAAAACAAATTTTGGGATTATTGCAACGTGGCGCAAATCCTTTGACGGTTCAAGATATGACATATCCTTTGCCACCCTAATAAGAGGCTCAACGTCCTCCTTGTGTTCTATTGTAAAAGTCTTCTCGTGCTGGTCGTAGGAGAATATTTCCTGATTCCCCTGCGACCAGTCGAGGAGCACCTTACGAGAAGGTGAGAGCATATTAACTTGTAGTTAAATCAGCTACAATTCCGCTTGCCGCTTGGTTCTTTGCGATAAGCGTAAATTCCACCAAAAGGGCGCGTTTGATTGCGTCTCCGGTTTTTGCCACTTCTTCCTGTTTGAAGTCCCTGTAATAAGCAGTGCTCCAAAATTCAGGATCAATAACAAATGCCGCTTTTTCCCTTTGGAAACGATTTGGGATAACCTTTAATTCCCCAAAGTCGCTGGCATAGAGGTGTGCGGCGGCTTGAATTGCGTCTTTCGCAATGTTCTGGCGAGCAGTTGACCTACCAGCAAATCCAGATACAACCCCTTTATTAAATGGGCCAACCATCAGAACTGATGGATCACCACCACTGGAGTATGTTGCCTGAATTACTGCTTTCAACAGTGTTTCAGTCATTGCGCGAGCAGTACCAGCATCAACTGGGGCCGCGCCACCACCTGCACCAGAACCAGCAGGAGAGCCTGAACCGCGAGAAACATTAGTGGAAATCCAAGTTTCCATTCCACCAAGTTTTCTTGCTGTACTTGCATTACCTGCGGCTTTTGCCACATTGCCTGTCAACGCTTTTTCCATATCGCGCTTAAGGGCCTTTGAGGATTTCGCAAGCTGGAGGGCCATCTCTGAATCTCGGCCTGCATTGTTACCTGCCTGCTGAGAGCCGGAAACAACGACTGTCTTGCGAGAGATTTGTGTGTAGTTACCCAGTCTTACAGTCGGAGTAACTGCGGTGAAGGCATATTCATCTCCTTCCACCTGTGCATTCGCGGCGGCGGCATCTAGTGCATCTGTCTGCCACTCCGCTAAAGTATTAGTTGCTTTGCTTCGACCAATCATGGACATGAAAGGCACATCAGTAGGACTGATATTGTAAATTGTATTACTCAAGTCCTCTCTGCGACCTATAGCCTGATAAGTCTGAAAAGTATTCGCTACAATAGCCATTTTATCCTTTTATATTAGTTAGTTACGAATCATGTTGTAAAAGACACTAGCCGCATCTTCGACACGACCAGACTTCCTTAGTTTATCCGATGCTTTCTTAGACTTCACATTACTAAGGTCTACCGACTGTGAACCTGCTTTCATGCTACCGCGCTTAACTGGTTTCAAAGTTCCACGTTTCTGGGATAACTGATCGTAGAGCATTGCCTTACGCATTGTTGCGACTGCGCGAGAATCGTATGCCTTTTCCAATTCTTCATCAGAAAAACCAATACTTTTCCCATACTCTATGATTAATTTTTTCTCCTGACTTGCAACTTTGTCATCCTTCCACTCAGGGATCAACTCATCTAGGTTTTTCCTCTGTGTAGCAAGGTAGTTATCAAAGTTCGATTGTCTCTCTGCTTCCTCCTGCGCTTTTAGTTGCTGTAACTGCTGATCACGCATTTGGTTCTGCATTTGAGACTCACGCAACTCGTCACGCTCCAGCATAAACTGCATGGGGTCACTGTCTTTTAATTCCTGCCAGTATTGGGAGTCTTTTTCCTGCGTTTGAGATTGTGAGGACTGTGCAGACTCAAGTATTTGAATCGCCTGCTGGCGCATTTGACTTGCTTCTGCTTTCTCATTCTCAAAATTTTTGCGATCATCTGCAAGAGACTGAGATTTCTTTGTATATGAAGAATGACGAGAGTAGCCGGAGATTAATTCATCCAGTGGGACTTCTATGTCCTCACCATCCGAGCGCACTTTGTAAAGTTGTTGCTCTGGTTCTGCTTCTGCATCTTGTTCTTCAT